GCTATTGATGTAACAGTACCAGTATTTGTTGTATACCCTGCTCCGTTTGTTAATTGATTGTTATTAGTAATAGTGTTAGTTACAGTAATGCTTCCTGAAGATGTTATCGGTGAGCCAGAAACACTAATTCCTGTACCCGCAGTAATACCTACAGAGGTAACGGTTCCAGCATTTTGAGTTATGGCAGTCCATTGTAATCCTCCCGAAACACTTTTTAAATATTTTCCAACTCCTGAATCACCATCTACCTGAAGTGTACTTGAAGCTCCCAATAATATAGAAGCATTACTGCTTTCAAAATCTATATCAGCACTCATTGTTAGAGTGTCAGAAATAGTTTTGGCTCCTGAAATTGTCTGCGTGTTATTAGTTAATACAACAGAAGAGTCAACAGATATGGTTCCAGAAGACGTGATAGTTCCTCCTGTTAATCCAGTTCCAGTAGCAACAGACGTTACTGTTCCTTGCGGAACACCAGAAATTTGACTATCAACATATGCTTTTGTTGCAGCATCTTGAGCTGATGATGGGTCAGCCATTCCTGTAATAGCATTAGTACCCATTGCAATACCGGAGGTCAAATTGATACCTGCCATAGTTGATGATGAAGACGTCACTATTCCTGATGAAATAGTTACAACTCCTGTTGCATGAGCAACAGATATAACATCACTACTTCCAAGACCTGCGCTATTTGATAACACCCAGTTGTTATTAGTGTTATCTCTACCCATATCCCACTTTTGAGTATTATTGTCTTCCCACCTAACAGTTCCGTCTCCAGATGAACTATCTAATGTTATCATCGTTCCCCCTCCAGAGTCAGTTAAATTTATATTTCCCCCACTAATAGCAACAGTGCCATTTGTGTCGGTAAATGTTGCTTCACCGCTTACACTTAGTGTTTGGATAAAATTTATAGACATTGATAGGAATTTTTACAAATATACGAATTATATTAAAAGACATTTCTTTTAATATAACTCGTATTTGTAATTGTAATTATAGTACCTCTACTACAAGAACTTTTAATACATCTGATCCTAAATCAGCTGCTGTACTAATTGTAACATTATCAGTATCAGTATGAACTACCTCAACATATGTTTGCTCATATGGAGAAGCATTATCATAAACATACACCATAACATCTCTTGTTCCTAAGTTATGATTTACAGTATATGGAGAAGTTCCTGTAATTGTAGTCTTAAAGTTATAATTTGTATTTATACAGTTCGCTACCGCAGTACAGAAGTCAGTAATTTGTGATGCTGTAATAGCTATTGTGTTTTCAGACATTGCTGTCACAAAACCTTTTGCATCAACAGTTGCGCTTAATGATTTAGTTACACCACCATAAGAAGCGGCAGTAACTCCTGAATTGTCAATCGTTACAAATCCATTTGCTGTTACACCAAAGTTTGCTGAATCAAATCCTGCAACCCCTTTATTTGTAGCTCCGTCTGTCGCTCCTGCTCCTGCAATGTTTTCGTCTGCAATAACAATAGTATAATCTGATTTTGCTGGTGATGAACTTGCTGATATAGCTGAATTAGCAAATATTAAATCTCCCGGCTCAAGGTTTTCACTAAAGAACGCAGTACCAGCCACACTAACTACATAGAAGTCACCTTGATTTAAGGCTACGTTTGCAGCTCCTGATAATGCTGGTGAATTTGTATTAGCATTATATCCTCCTTGAAATGAACCAACCCCTGCAACTTGTGATAATACATACCCTTTTGAAGCAGCATCTGTAGAAGCTGATGGTGTTGCAGGTACTGTTACTTGTCCTCCAAATGAAGACTGACCTGTACCATCCACAACTAACTCTCCAGTTACAGTTAAGTCATTACCTATTGTTACATCACTTGGTAAACCAATGGTAATATCCCCGCCATTACCCGTTGAAGGAGTTGTGATTTCAATTTCATTAGTTGTTCCTGAGAATTTAGCTGTAGTTGTAGAACCACCAGATGAACCAACTAATGATAATGTAGATTCGTTAGAAGAAACAGCTCCTACGCTTAATGCATAATTAGCATCTGTATTAGTAACAGTATTAGTTACAGTTACAGCTCCTGTCGCTCCACTTACGCTTATTCCAGTTCCAGCCACAATAGAAGTTACCCCTGTATTGGTAAATGTTACCGCACCAGTCGCTCCACTTACACTAATTCCGGTACTTGCTACTGCTGATGTTACCCCAGTGTTTGTTATAGTAAGCTCATCAGTTGATGTGCCAGCTTCTGTTGATATACCTGTTCCTCCTGTAAAAGTTGCTGTATTTCCAGAAGATATAGTTTGGTTTGATCCAGAGTCACCTGCTAAAGACCAAGAACCATAATTATCAAAAGAACCTATTGTTACTGTCTCAACATTAATAGCAGTAACGTGACCTGTTGCATTAGTTGTTATTGAGTCAACTTTTGTAAATGAACCTCCTGAACCTAAACTGTCTGTGCTTGTTGTGTCACTTCTTGATGTAGCATCGTGATTTAAAGTTACAGTTCTTGATGATTCAGCACTTGTTAAATATGTTCCTCCAGCAATATCTACTGTTTGGCCATTACTTACTGTTGAGCTTCCAGAATCTCCCTGAATTGTCCATGAAGACATTGAACCAGAAGAACCACTGGATGCCGCAGTAATACGACCTTGCTGGTCAACTGTAATACTTGCTAAAGTATAAGAGCCTGGCGTAACAGCTGTATCATCCAGAGTAATAGTTAAATCGTCAGTTGCACTTGCAGCTGTTGTTAAACCGGTCCCCCCTACAAATGTAGCTGTGTTACCATTAGTAATACTTTGAGAGCCACTGTCTCCTGCTAAAGTCCAACTATCCATAGAACCTGTACCTCCAGTATAAGCAATAGTAACCGCTCCTGTAGCACTTGATACACTAATGTTTGAACCTGCTACCGCAGAAGTAACACCCGTATTTGTAATAGTCAGTGTATTTGGAGTAGCTGAAGCAACTGCTGTACTTATTCCTGTTCCTCCAGTAAAGTCTACTCTTAAACCGTCTGTAATATCTACTGCTGTTCCGGAATCAGCCTCTAAGCTCCATGAAGTATATGCTCCAGCTGGTGTTGCCCAAACATTATCTCCTCTAAGGAAAGTTGTATTACTTGGTGTACCACTTGCTGATAAGTCAATAGTACCCATTGTAACAGCACCTGTAGCGGCAGAGTTTACTGTACCTGCTGAAATAAATGTTCCGTTTGCATTAGTAAATGAAGTAACACCTAATGTTGCAGTTCCACTTGCGGCAGAAGTAACAATACCCTGAGCATTTACTGTTATAGTAGCATGAGTATAAGTGTTTGCTGTAACACCAGAATTTGGCATATCAACTGATATCGTACCACTACTTGTTATTGGAGAACTTCCAACAGTAAAGTAGTTACTTGATATACCAACAGATGATACAGTTCCAGCCGCTAAATCTACCCACGAATTACTACCCTTATGAAGGTATAATTCATTAGTATCTGTTTTGTATATTAATTGTCCCTCACCTGCTAAACCCGAAGGAAGTGTTCCTGTAATATTTTGAACTTTAAAATTTTGTAGCTCAGTATTATTAAGGGATACGTTTTGTAAAAAATTGATAGCCATATTTTCTGTTTTTTATATATTATTAAAATTTATAGGTTAAACTAAATTTAAGTTCTCCCTCTTGATCTTCGTTTTCTAAGTCTATTAAATAAGAAGGCTCAATGTATAGTTCGTTCCATACATTTAATGCATAACCTACCCCTAAAGAAACATTTTCTTCTTCAGTTGTAACTAATCCATAAGCAAATAATTTATCACCAAATGCATATCTGGCAACTAAATCATAATCCTCTCCGTTCATCATTACTCCTAAACTTATTTTATCCATAGAATACATAACCCCTATGTTGTCTGTTAAATTATCTAAACTCATTTCTTCTCCGTCCGCTGGCTCACTTAACATACTTGTTACCATAAACTGAGCAGAAGCTGTTAGTGAAAATAATGTAATTAATAGTGTTAAAATATTTTTTGTCATGTTTTTTGTTTTAGTTAAAAAATGCTTTTCCTGTATGTGCAGCATTAAAAGTTATGGTTACTGAATTTAATGAATCATAATCTACATCTCCATAAACTGTAATGTTTGCACTGTTTACAACGCTTACTGAAGGATATTTGTTTAAGTTATGTGTTACATTCCACGTTGCTGATGCTACGTTTTGCGAAAACACAAAGTTTTTGTCTCCAGAACTCGCTGATGCATACGTCAGCAAAGATATGAAATAATCTTTGTTGTCTATTAAGCTGCCTGTGCTGGCCTGATTAGTTACTCCAATATCAAAAAAATTAGTTTCTTGAGCATTTTGAGTAGCGCTATTCCAAGAATATATACCGAACTTTGAAGGGTCGTCAGCTTGTGATATTACTACAGTAGACCCAACTAAAGGAACTGAGTAATAAGAGGATACGTCTATTAAAGAAGCTAATTGAAATTTACTTAACATAAAACTACTTATAGTGTTAAAAGCAGGACCACCTATGCCAGATGTAGAAAAAGATATTGTTCCCGGCTCTCTTGTCTCTCCTGTATTCCAGTTCTGAAAACGGTATTTTAATGCGTTTACCTCTATTTTATTAAAGGTGTTTAGAAATATTGCAACAGCATCTGCGCTAAAATTTACTGTTTTGCCATCGTTAACCATATCAGAACCAATCCACTTATCGGTTCCAACTACTACATTTTGTAATGGATAACTTACTATTCTGGCCATTTATTTATTTTTTATCCTTGTTCCTTTTTCGTATGAGCGCCCACCAAAGTATGCGGCTACCGTTGTCATAAGTAAAAGTTTTAATAATTCTTTCCACTCATCGTCAACTACAAAGTTAATAAATCCTGAGTCAATAAAAATAAGCACGATTGTACTTAGAATTAAAAAAATTAATAC